TTCATTAATTCAAACTTATAAAAAGTATTTAAATAATGAAGAATCTGAAGTTGATATTACTGGTAAAGTTAAAGTCTCAAACGATATGGGGTACTTATCTTCAGTAGAAGATGCTCGTAAGAGACTTGAAGTGTTGTTTAAGGGTCTTAAAGATAGCTAAGCCCCTATCTTCAAAGGGGACAAACCTAGTCTACTGCTATTCTGATGTCTTGTCAAGCCCCCTATAATCTGGTATAATATGGATAACTTATAATTCATAAAAAGATGTTATGTCAAAGAAAAAATCAGAACATTACGTAAACAACAAAGAGTTTTTAGAAGCACTTATTGTTTATAGAACCAAGATTGAAGAAGCAAAACTTAAAGATCTTCCTAAACCTAGGATTACGAATTATCTTGGAGAATGTTTTCTGAAGATTGCAACTCACCTATCATATAAACCAAATTTTGTGAATTATATGTTTAGGGAAGAAATGATTAGTGATGGAATTGAGAATTGTATTCAATACATTCATAACTTTGATCCGAACAAAAGTAGTAATCCATTTGCATACTTTACTCAGATTATTCATTATGCATTTCTCCGTAGAATTCAGAAAGAGAAGAAACAATTAGAAATTAAAACAAAAATTATTGAAAGAAGTGGATATGATGAAGTTATGGTAGTTGACGATAGTTTCATGTCATCCTCTTCTTCAAATTACAATACTATTAAAGATAATATTCAACAAAAAAATTACCGATGAAGATTGCTATCATTACCGATACTCATTATGGTGCTAGAAAGGGATCTAAGTTCCTTCATGATTATTTCGAACTCTTTTACAAAAATGTATTTTTTCCTACTTTGGAAGAATATGGTGTAGAATCTGTGATTCATATGGGTGATGCTTTTGATAGTCGCAAATCAATTGATTATCAAAGTTTAGAATGGTCTAAAAAAGTCGTATTTGATCCTCTTAAAAAATACGATGTCCATATGATTATCGGTAATCATGATACTTACTATAAAAATACAAATAGTGTAAATTCGCCAAATCTTCTTCTGCAAACTTATAATAATGTTAAAACTTATAGCAAACCTACGGAAGTAAATGTTGGTGGATTAGATATTTTATTTTTACCTTGGATCAATCAAGAAAATGAAACTGATACTTTTAAACTTGTTCAAAAGACAAAATGCTCATGTGTGATGGGGCATCTTGAATTTCAGGGTTTTAGAGTTAATCGACAACTCGTTATGGAACACGGTTTGGATAGTGCAATATTTCAAAAGTTTGATAGAGTCTATTCTGGTCATTACCACACGCGATCAAATATAGGTAATATTTTTTACTTAGGAAATCCTTATGAAATTTATTGGACAGATGTAAACGACACTCGTGGGTTTCATATTTTCGATACTGAAACCTTAGAACATGTTTCTATAGACAATCCTTACAAATTGTTTCATAACATTTATTATGAGGATACTCCGTATCAAACTTTTAATTCTTCACAATATCAAAATAAAATTGTTAAAGTTATTGTTCGTAAAAAATCCAAACAAAAAGATTTCGAAAAGTTTTTAGATAAACTTTATGAATCTGGAGTTCAAGAACTAAAAATTATTGAAAATTTTGATGTTCAAAATGTAGAAGATTTTAAAATTGATGAAGAAGAAAATACAATATCCATATTAAATAGGTACATCGATGAATGTGAAATTCAATATGATAAATCAATTGTTAAAGGTATTTTTCAATCAATTTACAGACAAGCATGTGAGGTAGAATAAATGTTCCTTCTAGCATTAAAGGATAAAAAAGATGAAGGTGCATATGCTGTTCAAAATAAACACGGAGAAAAAGTTTTATTTCTTTTTGAAGAAGAAGATGATGCTATTAGATATTCTTTAATGCTAGAAGATCAAGAAAATATTGAAATGGAAGTTGTTGAAGTTGATGATAAACTTGCTATTAAAACCTGTAGGTTGTATAGTTACAAATACGCAGTAATTACTCCTAATGACATTGTAGTTCCTCCTAAAAATACTAAAAAATGATACAATTTCGTAAAATTCGTTGGAAAAACTTTTTAAGTACTGGTAATGTTTTCACTGAGATTGACTTTGAAAAACACAATACAAATTTAATTATCGGAACTAATGGTGCCGGAAAATCAACTATTTTAGATGCACTTACATTTGTCTTATTCAACAAACCATTTCGTAAGATTAATAAACCTCAATTAATTAATACTGCAAATGAAAAGGATTGTTTAGTTGAAATTGAGTTTTGTGTTAATGGTAGAAAATATCTTGTTCGTAGGGGAATTAAACCAAACATTTTTGATATTGAAGTAAATGGTCAGATACTTCATAAAGAAGCAGATGATAGGGCAAATCAAAAAATTTTAGAGGAAAATATTCTTAAAGTAAATTATAAGTCTTTTACTCAAATTGTAATTTTAGGATCAAGTACCTTTGTTCCTTTTATGCAACTAACAACAGCATATAGACGTGAAGTTATTGAAGATCTTTTAGATATTCGTATTTTTTCTGCAATGAATAACATCATAAAAGACAAAATACGTATTCAAAAAGAACAAATTAAATCTTTAGAATTACGTAAAGATAATTTTAAAGATAAGATGAAGATGCAGCAGAGTTTTATTGATGAACTTGAGAATCGTGGAAATGCCAATATAAATGCCAATAAAGAAAAGATTGCCAACTTAGATAAAGAAATTGGTGTTTATATGATTGATAATGCTGTAGTTGAAGATGGATTATATACTCTTCAGAAAGAACTTGAAGAACTTGTTGGTTTTGGAGATAAGTTAGTAAAACTAAACAATCTAAAAGGAAAAATATCTCAAAAAGTATTAACCATTACCAAAGAGCATAAGTTTTTCACAGAAAATACGGTATGCCCTACTTGCACACAAACTATAGAAGAAGAGTTTCGGTTAAATAGAATTGCAGACGCTCAAAATAAAGCAAAGGAACTCCAAAAAGGTTTTCAGGAACTTGAGGAGACTATAAAATTAGAACAGGAGAGAGAGCGTCAATTTACAGTTCTATCTAAGGAGATTACAAAACTCAACCATGAGATTTCTCAAAACAATACTCGGATATCACTTAACCAGCGACAAATCCGAGATCTTGAAAATGAAATTCAAACTATTACCGAACAACTTGAAAACAGAAATACTGAACATGAGAAGTTAGAAGAATTTAAAGAAAATCTCCAAAAAACATTCGAAGACCTTTCAAAGAAAAAAGAAGAAATCGTTTATTACGATTTTGCCTATTCCTTACTCAAGGACGATGGCGTAAAAACGAAGATCATTAAGAAGTATCTTCCGTTCATAAATCAGCAGGTTAATCGTTACCTTCAGATGATGGATTTTTATATTAATTTTCATCTTGATGAAGAGTTTAACGAAACTGTAAAATCTCCCATTCACGAAGACTTTTCTTATAGTTCTTTTAGTGAAGGTGAGAAAATGAGAATTGACCTTGCTCTACTCTTTACTTGGAGAGAAGTTGCAAGAGTCAAGAATTCGGTGAATACCAATCTGCTGATTATGGATGAAGTATTTGATAGTTCACTTGATGGATTTGGAACTGATGAATTCCTGAAGATTATTCGTTATGTCATTAAAGATGCTAATATATTTGTCATTTCTCACAAGTCTGACTTACATGACAAATTCGAAAGTGTCATACGTTTTGAGAAGGTCAAAGGTTTTTCCCGTATGATGTCTCTATAAACACAAGACTGATGAACAAACCAAATTGGCAACACCACTCTAAAAAAGAGCAGAAGCGGAAACTGAAACCGCAAGCACTCCGACAAGCAAAGGCACGACGCCAGGCACTCAAGAAGCACCTCAAAGGTGCTTCTTTTTTATAAATACCTAAAAAGTGTTTATAAGAAATGAACTCAAAAGAATATAGAGAATTTTTAGAATCATATAATGGAATTTATGAGCAAAGAATTGGTGTTCCTTTAAAAGATGCATCTGATCGTGCTGCTAAAGATCAATTGCAAAAAATGATTCCAAAAGGAGAAAAA